TTACTTTAAGAACATTTCCACCAAAAAAATTAGAAAATCTATCTAAAATGTCCTTATCACACATTTCAATACCACATTGAAATGATTTTCTTCCATTACCCTTACCCCAAACACCAAAACTTCCCTCACCATCAAAAAGACCAGCAAGAAAAAGTAGTTTATTTTTTTCTGATAGCTTTTCGTAAGAATTTTTTTGCATTTTTGAGTGTGATTCCCTGTGGATTTGGTCCTCTCTTTGGCGGTGGCCCCGATTTTTTCCCTCCACTTAATCCTTTTCTCATTTTTGTTGTATTTTTTCCCTAGCTACTTCTAAACGTTCATCAGATTGCTGATCTTGCTGAGCTAATTTATCATATTCATATTCTAAACGTTGTGCAGCTCTTTGATTTTCTTGATCTTGTTTAAATCTTGTTTCTTCAGCTTTTCTTTGAAGATCCATAGCTCTTAAATCAACTTCTTGTTGTTTAATTTTTACTAATGGGTCTTGTTTTCCTGCTTGTTGTTGCATTTCACCTTGTACAAGCTCTTGTGTAATACGCGCAGCAACTTTAGCAACTTCTGCCTCGAACATTATTTCAAATTGTTGCGGGTTTACTTGTGCTAATTGTTGCATTTGTGGATTTTCCATCATTACAGCTTTAACTTCTGCCTTTGCCTTGAATGAAACGTGGTCAGAAATATGTGATTGAAGTAATGCATACACTTGTGGATTAATTTGAACCATTCTTGATTGCATAAAAGCCATGTGTGCTGCTAAATGTGCATCATGATCTTGAAATTCAAACGCTGTTAACAGTTTCATTTGCAAAGCACGTGCGTTTTCTTTTGCTGGATCCATGGGTTCAGGTTGTTTTGGTGGTGGTTTAAGTATTGCTTCTATTTGTTTAGTCCCAAGTGCCTCATAAACACGTCTGTACGCTTCATGAAGGTTATGCATTTGTGGATTAGACATTGCAATTTGTAAATTTTGTTGAGCAAGAGTCACTCTTTGTGCCATCGACATAATATTTGGGTCTGCAACAGGTAAAATATCGATTCTATTATCAAAATCTGAAGATTTTATTTGTCTTGGACCACCATAAACGTCATAAGGATACTCAGGTGGTAGTGATTCAGCGCAAATTCTCGATAAAATTTTAAATTCTAAACGCATTGCATAGTAACAACGCTTGTGAACACCACTCATCACACGTGATCCACGCTCCATCATTGCTATTGTTGTGCCAACAGCTCTATTTTGTGCATCATTGCCAATGTTGTTATCAGTAATTGCTGCAAATTTTTGTCCTGCTTGAACTACAAAACCTAAAAGATTGTACAATGTAACCGATGGCTCTGTAAAAGGTAAATTAAAAAACTGATCTCTTATGTTTCCACCTGGTGCATCTACATCTCTGAACTCTCCAGGTTGAATTGGTTGGTCATCATCACGTACTCTGATTCCCCTAGACTTAAAACCAGCAGGTAAATTTTTAAGAGTACCTGCATCAATTAATTGTCTTAATGATTGAGTAGCTGCTTGAGATAGTCCACCAATCATATGAGTTAAACCGAAACCATAAAAGCCTAATCCTGGAAGAAACTTATAATGAACAAAGTATTCTATTCGTGAATAATTAAGATCCCCAGGTCTATAGTTACGATAAATTGATAATATCTCTCCTGATCCTTCATCAATAGTTACAATGTAAGGTATTTTAATTTTTTTAGCTTTGTCATCAAAATCTTCATAATCATCAAGATTTAAATCAACATGCATTTCAAGAATATTATGTAAATAATCATCTCCTGTTTTTTTTATTCCTTCTAATTGATTTAATTTCTTTTCGACATCGTCTGGTTCAGAGTTAGATTCAATTAATTCTATATCTCTGTAAAAACCAGCAGCCATTTTTTTTGTTACTTCATTCTGAGTCATTTTAATGACGTGAGTAATTCTCTCACAATCTTTTAAATCTGATGCAAAGTAGGGCACCACTAAATCTTCAGCAGGTACAAATTTTGAAACAGGTCTATCTAACAATGCATCAAAGTAAATTTTTTTAAATGTAGAACCTGACAGTGGCAAATAAAATAACATTTGATCCATGTCAGTTGTGTAATCTTCCATCTCTTCCATCAATAGATAGTTCATATAGTCTTTGACTCTATCTGCTTGTTGTTCGTTAGCCGGTGTTACTAATCCTAAAACTTGTGTTCTTACAGGACCGTCAGATGGAACTAATTCTTTGTACGCTTGTGCTTGAAACTGTGTAACAGATTCAGCTAACAACGGATGTGTGACACCGGAAGCCCCTTTAAATGGTTTTGTAACTTCCTGATATTTGGTTCCTAATAAATCTAAACCTTTGATATATGCATCTTCCCAATCTTTTCTAGATGTTTTATCTTTTTTATATTCTGCTATTAGTTCTCTAGCCATTGAACCTAGAGTTCTTTCGTCCATAGACTCTGCTAGGTTTGCATTAAAATCATCTTCTAAAACTTTTTCTTCGTCTGAACCTTCTTCATCAAAACTTACATCAATAGCACCCTCAACACCCTCGGGTCCTTCAATAATTTCTTCTTGTTCAAGAATATCTTCTGTTTGAGGTTCTTGTTTTTCTACTGCCATCTCAATCCTTAATTATATTTACTTATAAATCCACCCTCTTTTTTGTAGATCTTTTGTGGATTTACCATGTTTGGTGATACTTTAACAGAAAAAACGTCTGTGTACAATCTCAGGTTATTGTCTGGTATGAATTCTAAACCCTCTTCCATTCTGCTTGAAACTCTAGCATGTTCTTCAACTTTGTATTTTTTATCACCGGAAACCTCAACATTTTTTTCTGTAACGGATTTGTAAGGTTTTGTTGGATCAGATTTAGAAACTTTTATAGGCCCCGCCTGTGTGTCAAATTCTTTCGCAATTTTTTTCATAATGTCAGGGATTACAGCAAATGATTTACTGCCTGGTGTTTTTTTACCACTAGAATATCCGTAAAACTGTGTATAAGCAGATACTTTTTCTTTATCCATACCTCTTTGAAGAAGGTTTGTTGGTGCAATAGCAACATAATCAATACCTTCTTTAGCAGCCTTATTTGTTAACAATTTAACAGCAGCACTTGCATATGAAGATCTGTCTAACAATGGAAAATAATTTTCTTTATTGATTTGTTCATATTCAGTTGCTTTTTTTGTAATTGTTTTTAATTGATTATCTATTGATTTAATTTTGTTAGCACTTAATTCAATTTCAGCGGGCCTTAGTTTTCCACTAAGAATACCATCACTCAATTTTTTTCTACTTTGCGATAAAAAATTAATAACTACATCGTTTTGATATGGGTTAGTTCTTCTTACTGTATTAAAAGGATCTTCACCCGCTTCTCTTAAAGATTTAGATATTTTTTGATTTGTGTCTGATTGTATTTCATGAATAAAAAAAGCTTTTTTGCCATCAGAAGTTGTTCTTGTATCATATCTTACATGAGCAATTGGGTTAGATGCTTCCTTATCATCATAGTGCGGATTTTTCTTTCTACCTTTATTCATGTTTAAAGGTATTCTTTCATCTAAAACTAAAACACCTTCTCTGTAATTTTGGCCTCCAGGAAAGGTATAGCCAGCTTGAGATTGATATTTTGTTCCCTTAACATTTTTCAATGAAGCAACTAAATCATCTATTTCTCCTTGCATTTGATTAAGTGCAACTTTCTGTTCTGTCGTTGCACCTTTTTTGAGTTGCCCGATTAAACTAGCAGATTTAGCTGCAGCATCTTCTGCTCCAAATTTATCAGAATCTAGCACACTTGTCCTGACGGCCCTCATTTCATTTCTTAAATCTTTTAACGTAGCTTTCATGTCCTTAGAAAATTTAACAGCTTCTCTATACCCTTCTATTTTTTGCAGTCTGTCTGCTGATGGATCTGAAGTTCTTATTCTGTCAAAAACATTTTTATCTAAAGATCGTTCCATTGATTTAACACGATACAATTGTTGTGTAATAACATTGTCAGCTTTGTTGGCTATGTCTCCTGGAAGACCATATTCTACAAATTTTAATCTATTGGCTGGATTTAATTTAATCATGTCCGCTAATACTTGTCCAGGTAGTTTTATATTTGCTTGTTTGGCTGCAAATAATAATCCTCCAGTCAATTCGCCTGCTCTGTCAAATGTTGCAACATTAGAATCAAATAATTCTTCAATGGGTACAGTTTGTTCTTTGTTATATAAATTTGAACCTCTTGCAAATTTTTCATCTAATTTAAATCGTTTACCTGTCACAAAACCATCCTCAAAGTCTTTACCAAACAATTTAAATTTTCTTTTTCCTCTATCCGTTAGCCAGTCTGCCCATTCATCTGCTGTGAAAGACCCTCCACCTTTTTGCGCAACACGGTCATAGGCTACTGAACCGAATAGATTATCTGCTTTTGTAGCACCCATTTGCATTGGTCTTGTTTGTAAAACACCACCAATTTTGGGTTCTCTAATAACTAATTCTTTTGATTGTTCAGCTATTGTTTTTGGTGTTGTTGTTTTTAGTTTTGAAATGTCTGGTAGTCCACCAATAGTAGTTGTCTCTAATGGATCTGGTGTTACATCCTCACCTTTTTTTCGAAGAAGTCTTCGACCAAGTCCTAATAGATTTCTAAGGGACACTGCCCCTCCTAATACATTTTAGTAGGTTTGTTTCTACCTAGTTTGCATTTTACTTTTACAGATTTACCTTTACTGTATCCTGGCATTTGACTTCCACCTATCATGCCACCACCCATTTTTTTATTAGGT